TGTGTTGAATTCACAGGCACCGAGGTTGACATGTTGCAACAAGCACGTTCCGCGTGAGGGCAGATATACTTCAAGACAGACATTTCCCCTAATTCGATTTCCATAGTCATCGTATTTTACTTTGTTTAACCAGATGTCACCCGCAGCAATACCACGGAGTAGTTTTTGTTTTGTTGTGTCATGCATACTATCCCACCACATTGGTGAGATGTTGACGCAACGTTTGACCCATGGAAGATAGTCACGAGGAGCTTCAATAAACTCTTCGATGTCAGGATGGGAAGCGTCTAGATGAAGAACTATCGCCCCATTCTTGTACTTACCTCCTCTCCTGAGAGTTTCGTTAAGGCCTGAATAGATGCGCCCAAATGATACTGGACCAGACGCCACAACCCCTGATGTTCTCTCGAAGCCTCTGGGGTCAAGCCTTGATAAATGGATTGCACATCCCGCTCCATTGCGTAGAGCATGACTAGCAAATCTCCAGCTCGCTTCGATTCCATTTGGTCCCTCCATTTCATTTTCAACAACAAATACCGTGCACGACACGGGGAGACGTCCTTCTGGGTCGTCCATCCAGGTTTGAACCCGGCCAGTTCTAGAGATAAGTTCAGGCATTGACAAGATCGGTTAGTACAGGTGGTTTATAGTTTGGTCCTTTAAGAACCTTGCCGTCGTTACGGCGAATTGGTTTACCGTCCAAACCAAGCTTGGACATGTTGGATTTATGAACACGATCTAATGCTGTTTCCAGATCCCATTCCATATTTTCTGCATATTGAAAACAAACATAAACAAGATCTGCAAGTTCTTTTAATTCTTGTTCATACCCTTCTCGCATGGAATGAACAAACTCCTGGAACTCTTCAACGATCAAATCCCGTTGCATAGTCCGATTTTTTATCCCATTCTTCATCCCATATGCTGAGCGGAATTGCATTGCCTGATCGCTCAAACTTTCTTTCTGCAAGTGAGTATTGTAATTCATTTTCAAGGTAGTGGATAGCTTTTTTAATGTCCTCAACCTCTGTGTGAGGACTTTTGAAACCGGCTCGGCAAATATATTTAATAGCATTGCCTCTAAAGTAATTTAATCCTTGGTCTCTGATGAAGTCCCAGACTTCAATGTCTCCTCTAGTGTAGTGAGTGGGTGAATCGGCCATTTTTTGACTAAGTTAGTAACAGTATTTGCAAGAGCAAAGTTCTGCCTTTGTAAGGCAACAAAGACAGTAACGATGTCCTCTTTACTAGCCATAGCTAGGTAATCATCAATTTTTCTAAGCTTGAATTGCTGTTCCAGTGTCAATTCGACCACTGGAGGTGGGGGTCCAAGGGATGATTCGTTTATTGGGAATGTCATAATCAGTATTAGTAAGGATTCGAGCAAGCCTTGCATTCAATAAGGCATCCTCTTCTGTAAGATCCTTGTTTTTAAATGCTTCAACGACAGTTTCCCAGCTGTAGCCCTTGTCTTCAAACAATGCTTCAGCCTTTTTAACACCTATCCCAGGGACACCACTGTAACCATCTGTTTGGTCACCAGCTAGCGTTTGAATAAGATGCCATCTTGCACCATCTTGAGGCGTGATTGTGAACGTTTCATCTAAGTTGTACAAACGTCCAGGAATCTGACGCATGTCTTTATCAGGACTAACAATAATGTTGCCAGGGTTAGCTGTTGCATAAATACCCATAGCATCATCTGCTTCTAGTTCTGGAAGCCTAACAACGTCGTATTCGTCTTTGAGGTTTTCAATGACTCGTCTATACCCACAGGGCTTTTTTCTGTTTCGATGTCCCTTGTAATCGGGGTAAATTTTCTTCCTGAAATTTTTAGAGTCACTAAAAAATAACATCAGTTCGGGTACATCCCACATGAACTGGTTCTTGATTCTATTTAGTTCTTTCTGAACATTTTTGTACGCATCGCTAAATTTACTGGTTACCAGGATGACATCATCACCCCAGTCAATTTCTGTTTCAGCGGCAGCGCAAGACTTATAGACAATGAAGTCTGCGTCTACCAATAACTTCATTCAATGAACCTCCGCCCAGTTGTTTCCGATTTTCGCTTCTGCTGCGATGGGGATTCGCATGTTGTAGTATTCGCCAGCCGCTGCTGCGCTATATACCAGGGATGTTGCCAAATCTTTTGAGTGTTTTGGCTCGCACTCGAATTGTAATTCGTCATGAATGTAGGCTAGTTGAGAACAACAAAGATTAGTTTCTTTAATTGTCTCTTGGTTAATTAGCATCCACCGACGTGAAATCACACCGGCAGATGACTGCAAAAGGTAATTTAAGGCCTTATGCCGACTTTCCAGGATAATTTTTCTACCGTCGATTGCTCTCACGTATCCGCGTGCAACAGCCGTAGAAAGTTCAGCTAGCAGTTGTGGCATACCTGGAATTGCTTTCACAAATGCTTCTCTGATTTCCTTACCTTTCTTTTTAGCTTTGGCTGATGATAGTTGTGGGTCAAAACTATGACCTATTTTTTCATCTCCAGCACCGTAGCACCAGGCGTAGGTAATTGTTTTAATTGCTCTTCTACTGACTCCAACTCGGTCAGCGTTGACTTGATGGATGTCTCCATTGAGGAGGGTATCTCCAAACTCGGAACTATGCTTTCCGAGGTAGTGGGCGAGCATCCTAAGCTCGACAGAACTAAGATCGGCACCCACCATAACTTGACCAGGGGATGCTTGGAATAACTTTCTAAATTCATTTTCACTCGGGGTTTGAGACAAATTTGGACGTCTGTGTGCTGCTCGATGTGTGGATGTTGCTATAGAACAATGGTGATGTATGCGATTATGTCTCGTAACTAGCTTCAGCCATGCGTTCACGCCGTTCGAGAGCATCCCAAGCATTTTCGTTACCGTCAAGCATCTCGCAAACATCATAGAAATTTCTGATCCAATCTCGGTCAGAATAACTTCGTCTACGATAGGCTTCCCAGTAGCTGTCAACTTCGTCGGCTTCCAGCCATAGTATTGCTGCAATATCCATGAAATATGATCCCGTGATGTTGGGTTTAGTTCTTTGAGGCGTGTGAAGGAACATTCTTCAATGTCTAGTAATTCACCACAATGTTCGTGGGATTCTGTGTGTCCTGTGCTTTTGATGTAGCCGCTAGTTTTGTTATTTCGCTTTGGAGTGAATCTATCTCCTGCGACGTCAGGGTGGCGTTGCCGAAGTATTTTTTCAAGATCTTGAAGTTCTTGTGTGAGAGACGATGCAAGTTTCCATGCAGATCGCTCATCGAAATACCATCCATGTTGTTCTTGTTCTGTAAGTATCTGAGCAACCTTGTGCTCTAACGCAACCCACTCAGGTAGGGGTGGAAGTGGTCGCATAATTGTTTAGTAACGTTGACGTCTTGTTTGCAGTAGTCCTGCATTTCTTCTGACCATTCTTTCCAGTCAGTTGTTTTACCGAACTCTCCTTTGTATTCACCAAGCCTGTAACCCCACGCTTCAAGGCTGTGTCTTGAATAGAGTTGACCAGGCATGTGCTTGATGTTTCTCCTTTTATCGATTGCCATCATGTTCGGGTGATATAACCGCGACAAAAGTAAGGTGTCAATGACCAAGGCGCTAGGCGAAAACCAAGGATGGATTTTTTTGATAACTGGGATGTCATAGCCGATGACGTTATGTCCGACAATGACGTCCGCAGTCTCAAGGTTTTGAATCCCACGAACGATGGGTTCTTCAGAACCTTCGTCGTTGTAAACCATTGTTTGGTCAGTCTCACTATCGTAGATAACAAGACAGTGGATGCAGGTAACATCATTCAGGAGACCGTTCGTCTCTAGGTCGAACACCAGCATGTTTCCAGATGTAAGTTTTATCGATAAATTGTGCTTTCTCTACCATTTCAGCGGTAGGTGGATTTGGTTTCTTTAGTTTTTCTTGTTCTGCATTAGTAATCAAACCGCCAGGATTCCAAAGAATTGCTTGTTGATGCGGTGATTCAAAAATCTGCTGTTGCATCGAAGGTTTTAGTTTCATTGAACTTGCACTTTTCTTTGTCGTAATTCAGTACACATGCGATGCCAGTTTCGCCTGAATAGCGATTCTTAAGGATTCGCACTGTTGTATCAGCGTGTTCAGGTCCACTCTGCTGATCTCTTTCGAGTCCAATAACTGCGTCAGAAATCTGACTAATTGAGTGGCTTCCTCGCAGCTGTCCAAGTGATACTTTTGCTCCATCTTCGTGTCCTTTATCTCCTTGTGGTCTACGGAGATGAGAAACAAGGAACATCGCAATTCCTGTCTCTTCACACAATGACCTTAGTTTTGTCATTGTTGTGTCAATCATCTTACGTTCGTCTCCATCGAGACCACTAAGCAGAATGGATAGGTGATCTAGAAATACAACCCTGCAGTCGAGTCCAGCAGCAAGGTATCTAATCTTGCTGAGTATGTTGTCAGGATCGAAGCTACCAAAGCCATCGAAAAGATAGAGATTCCAGTTAGCAAGAGTGTTTTGATACGCTTCGGTGAGATCAGATCGTTCATGGTTACCTATGTGAAATTGTTTACCGCAAGCAGAGGACATAAGCCCTAGTGCTGTTCTTCTGTTTGACTCCTCAAGTGCCACGTACCCAACCCGCTCCCCTTTAGAGAGGAGGTAAGTTGCAAGTTCACGGCAGACTGAGGACTTTCCTTGACCAGAGCCACTAGTAATCGTGACAAGTTCTCCTCGCCTGATCCCGTGTAGCTTCTCTTGTAATCCACTGTAGGGATATTCATGGATGTAATCTTGTTGTGGTTCAATTACAAGTGAAAGTAAAGACTTTCCATCGACAATCCCGTCAGGTCTGTACGGCTTAGCATTCCAAATAGCCTCTCGAATCGCCTCAAGATTGCTGTCTTGTGCCGCCTCAGAGGCGTCCTTATAGCCCTTGAGGTCAGCGATCGTGACCTTGCCAGGTGGCAGCACTGCAGCGGCCTCCTGCGTTGCCTGACGGCCTGCATCGTCATTGTCGAAGAACAGGCATATTTCGTCCCAGTTCTCCAACCATTCATAATTTTTCTGAATTGATTTCTTTGCTGACGCCGCGCCATATGGCAGGGATACCATCTCCCACGTTGGGAGCGCCTCTCTACACGTAGCAGCATCAATCTCACCCTCCGTAATGACAACTCTCTTGCCTGCATGTCGGAATAGGTGTTGACCGAAGAACCGGCCATCCGATTCTCCTTCATATCGAAATTGTTTGTCTTTGGATTTAGTTTTTATTCCGATAAGATGTCCAGTGCTATCTCGATAATGGAAGCATAGGAGTTCTCCGTCAGTGGTGATGCCATATTCCTCGCAGACTCTCTCGCTAATTCCTCTTCGAGAAAGTCGTCTGGGTACTCCTCTGGCCTCCATTTGATTTTTTCTTGCATTAGTGGATTTGTGATTGTGAACATTGCCGTCTCCACCTTTCCAGGTGTGACATACAAAACAAAAAGTGTGGCCGTCTGAATACAAACTATTGCCATCAGACGAACCACATTCAGTACAAGGTTCGTGTCTTACGAACTCACTCTGTGAGCCATTTAAGTGGGATGTTGGCATATGAAGTCCATGGTATCCCTAACTTTTCGCAATACTGCGCATATGTTGTCTTTGATTTTTTACTGATAGTGTTAAACGGTGCCTGAAAGACCATGCGTAAATCGATCTCAGGGTTCTGTTCTTTTACAGCCTTGACCTTACGCCGATCAGCAGCATCCCAATATCCTTTACATTCAAGCCAGATACCATTCGGAAGAATGAAATCTGGTGTGTAGTTATGTCTAATTACATAAGGTATCTTTGTGCTTTCGTATTCATAGGTGACACCGAGATCGAGAAGAAGGCCAGCTACCTTCTCCTCTAAACCCGAGCGAAACCCCATCAGAAATCATCCGCATCATCATCGTGTGGTTGAACATTTGGATCACCAACCTTAAATCCATCTGTCTTACCAAACATTTCCGCAACATCATCTACATTGAGATCACCAGCATCAACACCAGCAGATCCATTAGCAACAACAACCTGGATACCTAGCAGTTTAAGTGAAGTACCGTAGGTTGATTGATCCTTAAGAATATAAGGTTTTTGGAAGAACGCAAGCTTCACCTTACTACCACTGTACAAAGGTGTACGTTCATCAGTGATTGGTGTGCCTTCCGTATCTACAACTGGTGGCCTGTTCTCTTCATTCCATGAGAACTTAGCTTTGTACTTGTTTTTAGCAACCTCTTCCCAAGGTTCGGGCTTGAGAACTGACCGCTTTGGGTTCTTGAGTTTTGACTGAGCCCACTTCAGTGTCTCTGTTCTATCGTCTTCAAGTTTGCTGACCATGTCTTCATCAAAGATGGCAGACAATGCATAACCAAACTTGGTTGGTTGGAGTACAGCTTGGAACCCTTCGAGGGTAACAGCTTCTGGTGTAATAAAGGTGGTACGTGCCATTAACAAAAAAAATAAGTAGAATCAATCACTGACTCAGGTTGAAGTGTGTCAATGATCGGTGGTTCAGATTCAGCGCCAATTTGTTGCGCCCAATCCGTTAGGTAATCATGCTCCGCAAATAGGTGCATGTATGTCTCACGAACAATCGTTGAAAGAACAGACATGTCAGTAGCACGACATAAAACCGAGTCGTGTATGAGGGAAATCGGAGCGTCGAAGCGTATTGCAGATAAGTGAAGTAATGATGCATCCAATGAGTGGATTAGATTTGGTGCTGTTGCATTCTTGTGGTGGTTCTTGTCAACCTCATCAGAGTCACCATTGATAACTGAAATCTTGCAGCTACCAAGTAATTGAAGGTTTACACGTTGTGTATTTCTCTTCATTAGCTTTTGTGTGACCACAAAACCTGAAGGTGTGACCCAAGTTAATTGGTTAAGACCACGATCAATAGCTTTGCTTACCTCTTGTTCAATCCACTTCATAACCCGCATCGGACCAGGAACAATGACATCCATTGCTCCCCTAACAGCCTTGACAACAACAGTGAGGTCTTCCTTTTCAACCTCCACACCTTTCTCCTTCAATGCATCACGGATATATCCACGATTAGAAAAGGGTTTGGCGTTGTAAGGGACAGTCATCACTGTCCTCTTTGTTGTCTTCCTGTCCATGTAAGGACGGAGATGTTCAGGTACATGAGGTTTAGCTTCTTCAGCTATCGTTTTGTATGCATCTTGTGGTCTGTCACTAGGGAGTACATTGACTAATTTTGCTGTACTTGCGTCTCTACAGAGTCCTGCGAGAATTTGTAACCCACTACAGGAAGCATCGACAGCGATAGGCAAAGAAGTATAATGACGGTCACACTTGATGACACAATGATAGTATTCATCACAGGCAGCAAGGAAAGACCATGGTTCAGCTGCTGTTTCCCATTCAGGTCTGTTTGTAATCGGGTCTTTGGCAATTCGTTTAATTAAATCTTTGTTACTTTCAACCCATTGCTGACGTTCTTGCATTGAGGCTTTATCAAGCCCGTATGTTGTTGCAACTTGAAAGGCAAGCCATTCCTCAGTCTCCTCTCCTGCTACAAATGAATGTTCATAAAACTTCAGCAGTGATTTACCAAAGTCAGTATCTTGTGGAGTGAGAAATACAGGGATTGGGTAAGCCCTTCCTCTGTAATCCAGGCTCCATGGCAGAAAAAACTTCTCTACTTCCTTGAATCTTTCAACTGCATTCATAGTCATCCTTGTTCGGCATGACTTTTTAAATGCTTGTGCGTTCTTGTTGCATACCTCCGCAGCTCGTCGTCTGTAATCCTGCCTGGACACCGCATTCTCAGCAATGTCAGGAGGTTTGGGTGGTAGAGGTATCTCAGTAATGGGGATGAATTTACCTACTTGTATTTGCTTCTCCATCAACGTCTCAGCGACGTTCACGATGAATGGGTTAAGCGTGTAGGCAACCTTCTGAATGCGATTCAGAAATGCGACAGGGTTTTCTCCCTGTATAACTGTCCGCTTGCCCCTGCGCACCATGTCATACCCACGCATGACTTCATTGAGCAAGTAGCCACCATGTTTTCCGTCAGTTGTCCAATCATTTGGCTCAATCAACATCGGCCAAGCCAATGGGCTGAACAACTCCGCTTGAGCCATGATCTCGTCCTTACGTTCTAGAAATGCAGGTGTAGGTACTATTTCTACAACTTGCTGACGTTTTCCTTTGTAGTAACTATGTTTCATGAAGTAACCACTTACTTCACAAATACAATCAGCTAACCAACCACCAAGTTTGACTCGGTTAATTTGACCCCAAGGTTTCCAGTGGTCTACATCATAACGATTCATCAAAGTAGTAATTACTTTAACTTTTTGGTGTGTACCAATGGATCTATGAAAATAATTCTCTTTGATAACATTGAGCAATCCTGGCACGTTGCGTTCGTAGTGACGCATCATGCACTCATTCTCCAATGCCTGACCTACAGCACTGGTGACATTAGTAATTGTTGCCTGACCCAGTTTCACGCTAAAGACACGATCAAAGGTGACCTTGAGTGCGATAGCTGCGGCTGCTTCAGGCTCTAGATCAGCAAGAAAGTGAATGATTTCCTTGAACGCTCGCCCATTGTGCCGTTCTTGTATCCGATCGTCAGTGTCTTCAATACGTGCAGCTACAAGGGGTAGCAACTGGTCAATAGATACAATTCCGTAAACAGAAGCACTTGCATAACTCTTGTCTTCTAGTTGTTTTGTGTTCTTATGTAAAAGCTTGAGACCTTGGCGTATTTGCTCTCGTTCAAGCCTTATTTGCTCATCAATCTGTACTGGTGTTGGCAATAAGAATCCGCGTTAGATGTGGGCTTTAGTTCCTTACCTAAGTGGAACCGTGATTGTGAAAGGAAGGTCGAGGCGCGGACCCCGACCATTGCACTAGTGAAATCTAGTCTAGGTAGAACCTGAAACTAGCGCGTCTACCAATTCCGCCACATCCGCGTGTGGATTCCAGCGATGAGACTCGCCTGAGAATTGTCCATGAAGACCTGGAAAAGGTAGCACAGAGCACCCATTAGTCACGTTAGATCGAGTCCATGGCCTGGTTTCTGGCCTTGTCTGAGACCTTTGCGTACCGCAGGGTGGTTTCAATGTTCTTGTGTCCCATCAGCTCCATCAGAGTCCTCATTGGCGTCCCTGCTTCTACGTGCCACGTCGCAAACGAATGTCGCAACGTGTGGAAGCAGTAACCCTCAGGCAAGCCGATGAAGCGGCGCACCTTTGTGAAGGCTCTCTGAAGCTGATCGATGGATGACCAATCATCGAACACATGAACGGATGGTTTCACTTGTTCAAGGCGCTCACAGAGCATACTCCGGAGGCTTTCATGAATCGGTATCGACCGATAGGTCTCAGGCTTCGTGACAAAGTCAGGCAAGCCACCAATGTGAAGTGTGTTGAGTGATAGGTCAACGTCACGCGCTTTAAGCTTAAGCAGCTCACCCTGACGCAAACCTGAGTAAGCAGCAACTTGAATGATGTCTGCTAAGTCAGCACGTTGGTACACATCAACAGCTGCATGACGCATCTGATTGACTTGGTCTTTTGTGTACCACTGTTTACGCGAATTGTGCTCCTTGCGAGTCATAAACTTAGGAGGCTTCTCGCATAAGTCATCTTCAGCACAGTGATTGATAACTGTCCTGATTGCGCTAATACAACGATTGATCGTAGCGTTTGACTTGCCTGACTCTTCTAGGTCAACTGCAAATTGGTTAACCAGTGCAGATGAAATGTTAGATACAGGAAAGCTACGACCATGAGCTTCAGTGAAATGACCAGCGTTAATGATGTTGGTCTTCCGACCATTACCATTACGCCATTTGTCACGAGTGCGCAGTGTGTAATCCAGGGCTTCGCCCCATGTGTAGTGTTTAGCCATTGAGGATGGTGGAAAGTTCTTTAACTAAAAGGCGTCCTTGTGCTGTGAGCTTCAGGACATGTCGTCTCCTATTGGATGGGTCAACCTCCTTGGTGATCAAGTTCAAACCGCGAGCCGGGTTGGTTCGATGCTTATTGGATAGCCAATCAGTGTTACGTGATGAGCTAGCAGCAGTCAGCTCTAGATCTTCTTGCAATGCACCCGTATGACAGCCGTCATGTGATGCGATATACAAGAAAGTAGCTAACAACTGTGCAGGCATCTCAGCGTCCATGACCCTGAACTTCTGCATGACCTCAAGGAGAGTGATCATGTCGTCGTTCGTGATCGTCCGCCTGAGTGGATCCACGGTTAGACCTTGGTGTACAACATAAGTCTAACCTGAGATTACCCATGTGGAATGATACACCTGTACCATTTTGCCAAATATCCCAAAAGGATTGGCTATCAATCGAGATGTGGAAATCGATGGTGCAATCCCAAGTGAGTACAAATACTAAACGTCATCCAACTCAATGCCTTGAGCAAGAATCATATTTCGCACTTGTTCATTTGTTTTTGCAACTGTGTGCAAATGTGCACGCATCGTTTTATACATACACTCAGACATAGTCATACCCATGTAAGCAGCGTACTGCTTTAGCACTTTGTGGCATTTATCAGACATAACAACAGCAACCCGACCCATAATGTGTCATGCGAATGCATCTCATGCTACCGAGTCTAGGAGCTGATCGTGGATCAAGCTTAACAATTCATCCCTTTGTGGATGTGATTCAATATCAAACACTAATTTTGCAACCAAATGATCATGTGTTTTAGAAGACATCTTCTTCGTATTCATCTTCTCCGTCATGCACGAAGTAGATTGATTCTGGTGTGCAGACTGTGAACTCTGTGTCCTCTTGATCCATGAGTTTTGAGACTCGCCTTGTTGCTGCTTTTTGCAGTTGGTAGACATGTTCTTTGACCTTTTTAGTGCGGGTGTTTTGTTCACGGATGATGCACGCAACGTTGTCATGTAGCTCCCATCCGTTGATTTTGTAATTCATTATCTCTTCAAATGTATGTTGATGAAACATACTATCCGGTGCGTTCTTGTAACGCTGCCAGTTATTTGGAAAATACTTTTTACCAGTCATCAGTAAGCTTTACGTTCTTAAGTTGTGCATCTCGGTTCTTGGACAACTCTAATGCAGACCATGCTGCATGTTCTAAGTCGGGAGCATAGACATACTCAAGCCACAGCTCCTCACCGTCAACCAACGTGACCTCATATTCTTGATACTTAGACCGTCCTAATAGTGGCAATGCGTTACGTCCTTGTGCGTGATTGTGAATAAAGTTTGTTAGTTAGGCTGCGTAATGCTGCCTTCCGTTGTCTCTTTTGTTGAGGCTTTTGCTTGCCTCGCTCTTTTCGCTGGACGTCTGCGTCCTTGAACTTTAGTCTTTGGGATGAATGTGTCATGCTTAACTAACTCTTTCATGCGGTCAGTCCATTGATGATCAGGGAAATGGTGTAACCAACAACCAATAGCGTTCTTGATTAACCAATCATCTGTCTTATCTTGTGTCATACTTGTGCTCTCGCGTCATTAATTAATTGGGTTTCTAGCTTGGTTGAATCAGGATTACCTTGCGGTGCTTCGTGATCAAGAAAATAGAAACGCATAGCTTCAGCTAATAACAGAGACAACATCTGTTCTTGAGTACGTATCTCAGCAGTACATGCTTCGTTTAACACATACTGCTGCATAGAATTAAGTGTGTAATTCATTAGGGTGAAACAAAACTAATACGATCTAATCGATGGATGATGTTAAGTAGTTGCTCCTTAGTTAATAGCCCCTTGTGATAATCACGCAGGGCTGTAACTTGCAACTCACGTACTTGTGTCTGTGTCATATCCCATTCTGTAATGCAGTTTCCTGTAAACAATCCATGAATGTGGATAAACGCTCGACCTCATCATCACTAAAGGTTGACATGATCTCGCTATTAGATACAGCACGGCTGAATAGTTTCAGCAGTGGTAGCAATTCATTGTCGAAGATGTCCATGCGAACAGCTCCAACATTATGTGTGTCAATAGTCATTCAGTTTCAATCTCCTCGAATAGGTTTACTTCGTCCATAAGATCAGGGTCATCATCAATGGCTTCCCATTGTTTGATGATCATCTCCATGTATTCGTTATCAGTCATCAGGATTCTCCTACGATTTCATATCCTTTGTTGAGTAGCCAACGGACTGCGTCCTTGTACTCCTCAGATGGGCAGTCGTAATAGAGCACAACCCCATTACGTTCTTGTGTGTAGTGGATCTTGATCATGTGATACAAGCAAGTGAACAAAAGGGAGTGAATCCCTTATGAAACCCACCACTTAATTACTTAAGTGGAAGGGTTACAGAAGAGAATCAGAAATTGTTACGGAAGAAGTACACTTCCCCATCGAACTCGATGGTGAAGAAATCATGGCGATAGTTTCTATACCATGAGGCTTCCCAATCAATAACAAGGAACTCAGGGAGATCTGGTTGACAGTCAATCTCAGTGACAATGTACTCAACGAACTCACCAAAGTGAGACTCATCAAGTGCATAGCTGAATGATGTGAAGAATGCATCCTCAAACCGCTCAGCAGTATCGATGCCATACTCACTCAACAAATCCATGAACTCACGGCACAATTCGCCGTTGAGTTTACTAAACTCAGGACAACGATCTTCGATCATGTCGTAGAGTTCTTGATCCTGTTCTTTCAGGTTGTCATACCAATCAGCAGCAGTGCGCTGGATGGTCTGCTCTTGAACAATCGGTTCTTGATTGAACCGCTTTGCAATGTATGCATCACGTTCCTCACCAGTGAGGAGAGTGTTGTTGTCAGCAGGCAATGCGACCATGTTCTTGTATGTAAGTGGACAATGTGACACACAAGGTGTCAACGAGCTATAGCGGATTCGAACCGCTAATGTGTGCGAGACAGGCACATGTGATAACCGTTTCACTAATAGCCCAGTGATAGACAGGGATGTGACCCTGTCTGTTGCCTAATCAGGCAGCCATGAATGGCATCTCTTTCTTAAAGAGAACAGGGAGTGACTTGCACTCACCCCACACTGCACTCTTGCTGTTGCAAGCGAGCAGGTTGTGATTAACCCAGAAACCTAGGCTCATGTTGGGATTGCAAAGCAGGTTGGCAATAGCCCGACGAGACACATGGGTGTACTCGTAGACATCACCCTTAGCGTATGCAACCTGAACACGTCCGCCGATGATGTCGACGTACATGATCTCAACGCACTCAGATGTACGGAATGGAACTTGAATGAACATGTGAATAAATGAAACAACAAAGTGCGTCTTTGATGACGCAATTGGGTAGCTAGGCATTGCACCTAGCCGTGAGCTTGTACTCAATACCCGAGCCATTCGAGGATCAGCTCACCGTTCTCCCAGTTACGCGGGTTTGCTTCCTGGTAGTTGGTGAGGTTTGAGCCGTGCTCCTCAAAGATCTGATCGATAGCCCAGGCAGGTGCCAGGCCTTCGGCGTCGCAGACAGAGAGGAAGGATTCTTCGTAAGTCATGTTGCCTAAGTGGAATGAATGCGTCCTTGATGACGCAATGACACTGCCGGGACTTGAACCCAGCTGGACGCCTGACGTATGTGCCTACCTATGTGCATATGTAGTGCGGGATGCATAGGTACATCCCTGTCGCCATGAGCAATTAGGCGTGTGGCTCCGCCGTGCCATGATCAATTACGGGTGTGGCTCCCCATCACTTATTACATAAGTGGAATGATCTACCACTCCTCCCGGTCAAGTACCCATGCCGGTCGTCGCTACCTACCAGTCAGTCTGGAAATGGAGTGCTTATGAAATTGTCAAGGTTCGGTGAGGCTGTGTCTGGTGGTTGAAGATCGAGACTCTCCTCACCCTTAACAGGGAGAGTCGAGATCAAGACCTCCAAACCAGACATCAGATTCAGAGCATAGCCCAAGTGGAACGGTTCCACAACGGCAACAATGTATCAATGGGATACCATGGTGGCTCGAATCGACTGGCAGCACTGACTGATTAGTCTTTGGTTGGCCATCGATTAGCACTGCTTATAGTAGCGACATCGTAGTCATACCAATGGGTTTCATCTTTACATCTAATCGCCGACAGATGGTGACAGCCAGAGTCGCGCCCGCGCGGTAGATTGTTCGCGTGTTTCATCCTTCGCGCCCAGTCGCGCCCGTTAGTTTGCACATCTAACGCGGCCTAGAGCACCCCCACGGGGGGAAATTGCGGCCTTCCTTGTCGATAATAGGCTTCAAAGATTTCTGTCAGAATATTCAGGGGTCATACATTTGTCATATTGCTCTTTTGGGACCAAATATTGCTCAATTTGACCATCATTTAGCAATTCGACGTGCATTGTGTTGGGTTGGACCTGGACAGCCCCCACCACAAGAAAAAAAGAAAGTAATTCACACATTATTACGTTTGTGGCAATCAGAACAAGTTACTGAGGGTATATCGTAGTTAATATTGACTGGTATTTCCTTATCACATACCTTACATTTCATTATTTTCGTGTCATGTAACCATTTTTGTGTTGTCATTAGGTTCTTCCTGTTCGGATTGGACTTCACTAGCAAAAGAAGTATCTTTCCTACCTTCTTCTTTTTTCTTTTGTCTATCAACAACCCAGGTTTGGTGCATTTCAAGACACCATTCTTTTAGTAATTTACCTGTATCTGTGAATTTAGCTACACCTAAGACTCTCCAAGCATCTTTAGGGTCTTGTCTAAGAACTGCACTATGCTTGTAGTAACAAATAAATTGATTTGGTCCTTCTCTTGAACGTATATATTCAAAAGACATATCTTTGGTGTTGTGTTCAAAGGGGATGGGTTTCATACAGTGTAATTAGCGCGTCTAATTTACCGGGTGGAGTGGGAATAAAAAAAAGTAAATACAGCCTCTTAATTTCATATAGTAAAGGGGAAAGGTTGTCTTTCCCCAGTCCAGGAAGTCGAGTCCACCCTTCTCTTCTCCCTGTATAACTGTCCGCTTGCACTAAACCCAGGTGGGGACTGCGTTCTTAGTAGGGAGACCTTTTGCTTGTCTTCTTTGTTCTAAGTCCATGCCAAAGACTAAGTGATTAGTAGCAGATTGAGGATTGTCTATAAAGTCTTCAAGCATTTCATTCCAATCATCCATCTTTCTTTGTCTTACTTGTTCGTAAGCGGAGATAGACATACAGTCTGTAAAGTATTTAACACCTTGAGCTAAGCAGTCTAATCTGTCATCATGTTTAACGGCACCTTTTTCTTTACACATGCGTGACATCTGATAGAAGAGCATGTACATCAGGCGACGTTCTGGAGCTTCATCTGGATTAGATCTAAAGTCCCATTCAATAACTGATCTGTCTATAACAAGCCGGTGTTGATTAAGTATAGGCTCAAGGCTGTCAATAATTCTGTCTTCCTTGCGTACGTTGGCACGTACTTCTTCGACATCAATAGCTTGTTTTGTTTGTTGTAGGTGTTTACGGAATAGTTCGGAGACGATACCATCACCAAAGTTAGTTTCAATTACAAGTTTAGTGACGTTATATTTTTTACAACCTCTTAGTATATCCAGAAGTGTGTTGTCACTGTATCCATCTCGGTAAGCTCGCATTTCGTGCACGTACAAGAAACCGTTGCGTTGTGAGATATAAGCTGCAGCTGTTTCATCTGTTCCACGACCCGACGGGTCAACTGAGCAGATTGTCTCGGTGTAAGGTAACCATTCTCCTTGGAGTTGCATTGGACTATAGAAATAGTCTCCAGGTAAGCCGACAGTAGGGAGGTCTTTGATAACGTTCTTTGGGTCTGAGCACCAGACGACGGAATCAGGAGCAGTAGTAGGGTTAACTGAAGTAACAACGAGGTCAGAACATTTAAGGGGAAACTTTTCTGAGTCAGAGAGGGTTGTGTCAAGTTGGAACTGAAGCATGAAGTTACTTCGTCCCATAGACGCTTCACGTTCAAGTAAATCATCATCATCAAAACGATCAGGATCTGTTACATCCCAAGATTTGGCACCATTGTCAATATCAGCTTGTAGTTGAGGAGCGATAAGGCCTTCGTAGTTAGCCAGAGATCTAGGGATACGTGCAGGCCAAACAAAAGGCCTGTAGTTACGTTCGGCAAGCTTTCTATAGACAGTAAAGGTTGTCTGTGGAGTACCGAGGTACATAATGCGGGAGTCATCCTTGGGTGTAAGGATGGACTCTGCTTCAGTACAAAGTTGTAATAGCTTTTCTCGCATCAACTCGGTCATTGAGTTACCAGGAACTTCAATGTCGTCGAGAATCATTAAATCGGCGCGGCTTCCGGTTAGCTGTCCAGTGATGCCGACCGACTTTACGGACGGTGCCTGGTGGGGTGAGCAGTTCACATCGAAGCTTATCCTTGACCACCTTGCATCGTCGGACTTCGGACGTAAATGAGAAAGCCATGGTGTTTCAATAATTAGTTTTTGTAGGAAGATGGACATGTTATCGGCACGTTCTTTAGATGCCGAAATAATCATTATTTTCTTTTCAGCGTTATTAAAAAGTGTCCACAGAACAAAGGCTCCAGTAATCCATGATTTTCCAACTCCACGGAAAGCTTGTATTTGAAGACGTTTAGGTCCATTTTGAAGATAGTCTGCGATTGCATATTGTGCGCGGGTTGGGGAGGGTAGGTCTAGCTGATCCCATAAAGCCTGCAGAAACAGCTTAAAATCGGCCTGTAAGGCCTGTAAAACGTTGGTCATGTATATATTGTCCTACGGGTTAAAATCAAACCCCAGAGCAGTTTTTGCAAGCTCACTGACAATCGCTCCGCCAGTAAGTAAAGCAGCAGTGCCTACTTGAAAAAGTGTATTTGATGATTTGTCTCCATTTGTAGCTTCACCATTGGAACCACCATTTGTAAAGGGAGAAAAGCCATTTCCATATTCATTACCATTTTCAGAATATGCAAAAGAGTACACATTAGGTACAAAGGGCTGCTCAGGGGCTTTAGCTGTATTTGTAGGTAAGGTAGGAGGAGAATCAGGGAAAATTAAAGGTGTACTTGTTTGTTGATTACCCTTAGGTGTTGCAAAGATTTTTATTTCAGGCTCAGGGGCAAGAGGAGATGAGGTTTGACGCATTGACAGGTCATCTCTAACCATAAAAGGAAGGGCATTAATGACTCTATCGATGTCCATGTCAGGCTCAATGTCATAGCCTGGTTGTTGGCTTCTTTTTTGAAATTGATTATAATAAGTCTTAGGAATTGCACGTAAATAACCTGTGACTTCATTGATATCAACTATATACTTGTCACCATATTTACCTCGAATTTTTTGAGCAACAGAATCTTTAAAATCTTTAAAATAAGGATCAGATGTTGAATCCTGGTCATCACCAATTCCACCAGAAGCAATATCTGGGCTATGTTCAGCGATAGTTACTCTAGCGCCATATGCATGGCCATGAAGCGTACTTGAAGAGATTTCCCGTGCTGATTTACGCGTTTTAGCAGCATTTTTTCTAGCTTCATCAGTAGTGTAAGTTTGCTCACCTTTAGCTCTTTTAATGTCAGCTTTATTCTTAGTATTATAATCTTCAGCAGACAAACGTCCGCCTTCCTTTTTTCTAACGCGAAGCTTTGTACCGTCGGGAAGTTCGTAAAGGTTACCTCCTTTAAGAGTAGGATTATTTTTTAAATATTCCTTAGCTAAATTAACGGCATCAGCCCGCGTCTTTGCAGACTGAAAATCGGGCATAAAAAAAGCCGCCCCAGAGGAGCGGCGGTATATTTACTTAAGTGGAACAGTTAGTTAGTTCTTTCTGCCTTTTTTACGGCGATAATCAATGGTGGTGTCATAAACTTCTTGAGCAAAACGTTTAATAATGTCAGCTACCTTGCTTCGAGCTTTTTTAGCAGAAGGTTTATTGGCGTTAGTTTTTGAACGCTTACCGCCTTTATACTTTTCTACGATGTCTTTTGCTGTTTGTTTCTTTTGAGATTTTAGTTTTGGGTTATTAGGTACGTTTGCACCCCTAGTAGGTACACCTTCTGTGCGTTGACGTTGACCAGTGGGATTAGGAAGCATCGTGGCTTTTGTTTTGCCTCTTGTCTCTAATTGCCTTACAGCTGGTTGTGCAGGTGACGTCTTAGCCTTAGGAGAAGTTGATTTAGCTTTGTTCGTAAGCTTCTTAGCTACCTCAGCAGGTTTGGATTTAACACCAGAAAGACTAGGTAGGTTACCTGCTTTTTTTAAAGCATCGTATTTCTTAAATAAGGCCTTTTGTGCATCAGTTGGGTCTTTTAGTTTACTTCTATTAGCTTCAACCCATTTCCGCATTTCTGGGGACATGGATTTTGCACCTTGCACTTTTTTGTTCATTGCAGGTCCAAGATGACGTGCATTTGTAGGACCAGAACCGAGGAATGTACTGTTATTTAAACCGTAATTAGGTTTCATTAGTATGTTTACAAATAATGTGTTCTCTTAGTTTTTGATAACCGAAAGCAGCTCTCATAAATGAGCGCCATTCGTTACTTGCCTTTTTCTGATTACATTTTTCACAAGCGGGTACAATGTTCGAGACAATAGTTTCTCCTCCAGAAGAACGAGGAATAACATGATCGAGAGTAAGTTGAGATAGTTCATAAGATTTTCCGCAGTAAACACATGTACAGTCAAAATGTTCTTTAAGTGCTTTTCGCCAAAGCTTTTTAGACATAGAACTGTTCATGGTAATTAAATTGTGTAAATAGTGTTCAGGTGAAGGCAGTAACAAGGTCATGCGTATCGTGAGTTGTTTCCATGTCCATTAGCAGCACGGTTGGTACTAGGTTTTTGAATCCGTAGTTGACCAGAAGGTGAATGTGACAAGTCACCACCTCCCTTGCCGTAAATACCTCGTTTACGTCGTGCTTTATTTAATTTGGACCGATACGCGATTTGTTCTGGGTTTTTATTGAGCTTACGTTGATACGCTCGATGCTTTGCTGCAGCATCAGGGTTGTTTGCGTAATACGTCGCTGTTTTACCTCTTTCCATAAAGTCTCGTTTGCACTAGTTCAGGATCAACATTTGGCAAGATATTTGCCAACTTATCTAGTGGGTTACCTTCGTAAGCAACACCACTGATGTCATTTTTATGCAGCCAATCACAGGCTGCTTTCAAGTCTTGAGCAGTTGCCTCACCAGCCTTAATGCGGCGAAGAAACTCGTCAGTAACTAGATTGTGCAACTCATTAAATTGATCTTCTGTTGCCTTTGTCTTAGCCATTTATTCTAAAGATACTATAGGTACAACGTCGTGACATATAACTTCTACGCGAGAGCCAGGACGAAAGGTAAAACCAGATTTCATAATTTCAGTACATTTTAATGCTCTGACAAGTTCATAATCAAGTCTCATCTTTTGCTCATGTTTACGAGCTATGCTCTTACATATTTCGACCATACTGCCGTCTAAGGGGACGGAGAAATTTAATTGTAATCCCCAGTTATTACCCCTAACATACGAAGAATGTTCATACGGTACAGTGTCATTACCCATGTAAAAAGGCGATAACTGCATAGTAGTCCCATTGCAACTATTATTATTCGCAAAATACTGACGCGAAGGTGCTCCATTGTTCTGGAATTGGACCGCTTGGTTAGTAACATTGCCCGTTGCCGCCGCCACGGGGTTAGATGTATTTTGGACTTTTGGATCTTCTGAAGCGAAAGCAGGAGTTATTGAGAGAAGACAGAGAGCGATGTAGTAGTAGTATTTTGGGTAATGTTTTCGACGGTGTCGATCGTCTCCACTACTCCCGCTGCACGTTCCACAATCTCCAGTTGGAACTGTTCTCCTGCTGTTGTTACTGAATAAGTTGTTTCCGAATTTGTGATGTCTCCACTTGGAGTTACGTTTGTTCCTGACCATGATGAGTAATCACCGCCGAAAATTTCAGTAGCTACAGTCCTTTCAATCTCGACGGTCGTGGTGGTATTAGATTGCATAGACCCCTGTGTAAAATTAGGAGTCACTTGTTGAGCTACTGCAGGACTAGCTAGCAATAACAAGATAAGTAGTTTCATTCTTCTTTCTTTTTAGTGCTGTCAGGTTTACTGTTGCCGTTGCCGTTGCCATTTTTACTGTTTGATGTTGTCAGTCCAAAAGTTGCTAAAGCTCCTGTAAATACTGAGGCCACAAAAGTTATGTCCCCACCGCTTTGACCTTTTTTAATCATAGGTATTTCAACGTAATTAAGAGTGATAATAAAACCACTCCAAACCACAACACCAAGACGGACAAACGTACCAAGTATTTCTAATTCTTCTGGAGTATGTTCTTTAATTTTATCTAAGAAGGATCTTTTTTCGATCCCATCTTTTTTGTTATTCGAGTCCATGCTTGTTTAAAAACAGGCTTTAATATTGTGACTGTATGTTTAAAGACAGTAGTAGCAGTAAGGGTGGCGGCTACAGACACGAAGGCTGTAGTTGCTGCAGTTGTTAAAATAGTAGGTGAAGGTAAAGGTACTTCAATATCAGTACCAGGAATCTCAACAAAAAAAGCCTCAGGCGGAACCGGAGGTTTGATTGGAGGAGGTGGTGGTTTCTTTGCCGGTTGTTGTCCTTCATCCTCCTTACCTTTGACACCAGGAGGCGGTCTAAGGTCGCTAGGAGGGACTACAAGGGGCTTGTAATTGGGTATTGATGCTCTGGGTACTTCGAGTACCGGAGCAGGCATTGTAGGGGCTTCTGGGAGGAGTAGATAAGGAAGGACGGGTGGATCAGCCCACTCCATTTATCAGAAAGCAGCTTTATCACTGAACAGCCCACGTTCAATGAAATCAACGGCTGCATCATCTACGGTGTTGTCACTTTGCTTGGCAAGCTTACGAAGCATTTCAACAATTAGACGTTTCACTTTTTCAGAGTTCAAAAATGAAAAAAGAACTGGACGAATAAGGGTGATCATAGTAAAAAGTAGGATTATTAGGACCAGGGCGTACCTGTTGCCTTAGTTGGTGCTTTTTGTTCTGCAATTCGATCTGCAAGTGCTGTTTCTACGTTAGTAACAGCCTCTTCACCCAACTTAGCTTTTGTCCATTCAAGACATTTTTCAGCAGTCAAATCTGCATATGGGATAACTGCATCACCTTCTGCAGGTGCATCTAAACCTACTGAGCCATAGGCAGAGCTGGCATAGGTGCCATCAGTAGAAAGAATTTGATAATGAACAGTAAAAACAATTCCGTCTGCAACGGATCTTTCGAGAGTATTAATAGACCAAGTAGTAGTCATAGACATTGTTTAAAATAATTAATTAGCGCACTAACCATTCCTCAACAAAATTGTTGATAAGTTTAGCCGCTACGATTCTAATACGGCAATACGGGTTTCTAGACTTTCAATCTTTGCGATTGCCTCTTGTAATGCCGCAGTCAGCAATGGCACAAGTTTTGACTGGTCAATACCCTGCATTACAGCGTTGCCATCATCATCGACTTCGTTGTGCGCTCCAGTGACTGCTTCTGGTACAACAGTTTGTGCTTCGTGGGCAAGGAAGCCGTCAACTGTTGTATCAGGGTCTGCGATGAAGTTGAAACGCTTTGGCTGAAGTTGTTTTACGCGAGTGATACCATCAGCAATGTCAACGACGTTTTCTTTTAAGCGGTGGTCGGAGGATGTGTTGTAGGCGACGGCTGTAGTTCCGTTTTGTGTAATGCTGCCAATTTGCGTTCCGTTATAGCCAAAACGAGCAAATACATCTCCAGAACCATTATCCGTTGAATGGTTGATGGCAATGTCACCGTTTTGTGCCAATGTAAAAACAATGCTTCTCGCTGCATGAATTGCGGTTGAGTTGGTGGTGTTAAGCAGTATCTGACCGTTACTTGCGATCCTCATCCGCTCAGTACTAGCTGTATAATCAAAGAATTTTAGAGCACTATTGCCATTCTGAATACCATAAATTTGACCATCTCCGTTAGTGTCATTAAGGACAACACCAATGTTGACCGATGCAGAAGATCCTTGCAGATTTAGTATATTTGCATCTGTTACGGTAGTTCCACCTATGCAGGCATTGCCAGCAAAAGTAGCAGATCCAGTAATCGCTACATTTCCTGAGCTATCTTTTGCTACTTTTAAATCTAAAGCATTTTGCAGTCCATCAACATTGCTAATAATATGATTATGGCTATCATCAGCTACAGTTAAAGCGCAAGAGTGAGCACCACTACCAGTAAAAGCATAGCTGCCTGTTGCATCACCAGTAAAAGAAATAGTTTTAGATGTACTTTGTTTTAAATATCGAGCATCAATATCATTAGCACCATACTGTACAAAATTCCACTTACTAGTCTGATTCTGGTATTCAAGTCTTACAAACAACCCAGAATCACCTACAAAGCCTACAGGAAGGCCTGCAACAACGCTTGAGGACTGAACCCCAGTTGAGTCCGTAATCTCAATTTTATCCTGGTCAGAGGGGCTTCCAGGTATCGCTGCAACGTTATTTACAATAGCAAAGATAGCTGCATTAGTAACAGCAGTCTGAGCGTTATTAGCCGTTGTTAAAGCGTTGGATGCAGTGGTAGAGGCAGTATTAGCTGTACTGACAGCACTATTAGCCGTTGTATTGGCTGTATTAGCTGTACTGACAGCATTACTAGCATTAGTGGATGCAGTGTTAGCTGTAGTTACAGCGTTATCAGCCTTGGTATCAGCACTATTAGCTGTGGTAACAGCAGCAGAAGCATTGGTTGATGCTGTATTGGCTGTCGTAACAGCAGCAGAAGCATTAGTGGATGCCGTATTAGCTGTTGTAGAAGCTGTATTAGCTATAAGAACAGCACTAGTGGCGTCCTCAGACGCGATATTAGCTGTTGAAGAAGCTGCATTAGCTGTAGTAACAGCACTGTTAGCCGTTGTGACCGCTGAATTAGCCGCAGTTACTGCCGAATCTGCGGTCGTTGTAGTTTCTTGGGAGACATACAAACTTTGAGTAAAGTTCGTATTCATATCTACAGCACGAAGTGCAGATCCAGACTGGAAACTAGCAAGAATAGTCTCGTTATTAGTGTCTCTAAACAGTTTAATTGCTACATTATTGGCAGGTGCAGAAGTAAACGTTAGATTTGTACCCGATACTGTAAAAGCAGTAGTTGCTGAGCCATCAAGTGTGGCCTTTACATCTGCGGTTTTTACATACGGAAAGGAGATGGAATATACCGTAGTAGACCCATCTCCCGTATAAGAATTAGTTGTAATTGCCATTGATTATTTAGGAATATTTTTAATGGCTTCAGCAGCCTGGGTGGCAGATTTGTAATCTCCTCGTTTGATAGAGGTATTTACAAGTTGTTGTAGGTTCTTACGAGTACCATATGCTGCATTTTCTTGTGCTAAGGCAGCAAATCCGGCATCAAACGCCGCATTATGTATGCGTGTAAGTTCATCATGAAGTATAGTTTGCTTAATAGGGTATTCTTGTTGTGTTTTTAGACCCCTTTCTTTAGCGTATTTCTTCATTTCTTTGTCCCAAAACTTGGGTGATTCGTTGAAAAGAGCTTCTACACGCCGTCCAAGCTGGTAGTTTTGTGCAATCCAATTATTAATGAACTGTCTCTCACTAGGCCGTAAATTTTTGCCGTCAATTTTATTTCGACGTACAGCTTGTAGACCATCCCAACCACTAGCAAGTAGCTGTTTACGCCACGGCTCCATACCACCATTCGTTTTAAAGAAAGGAAGCACACTATTGATAGCCCGGTTCATTGGGTCATATGTATTGATAGGCAGTCCGGTATAAACATCAAGGAAAGTCTCAAGTTTGTCACCAACAAGCCATTTGTTCCTATTAGCTAGGTACTCAAAGTAGTTATTTTGTACATCTTTGAGTTGTGGTGTAACAACCTTATTGAGAATACTCCGTACACCCGAACCAGGAATAGTGCTATCAGTTACATTTACAAGATATCGGGTTATTTGAGATGGATCCATAGTGATTAGACCAACAAGAGGCTCAAATCCACTAAGGAATGACTTGTTAGACACATTCATAGTAATAGAATGTGCAATAGCACGGAACCAATCTTCTGTTACAGCCTGATCAACACGGTCAAAGTTAAATGCAATATCAGCAGTAAGGCCAAGGAACGTATCAAACGGTTCTAGACCTTGATAACTACGCCATTGCTGACCAACTGGATCCCAGAAAGAAAATGGTTTCCAACCCATAGCCTGCATTCGCCTTTTTTCACCGTCATCCTGTGGTCCAGAACCAGTGAGCATTCCATGTGCAGCAAGCATTGCAGCACCCATTGTCACAGCACTACCCGCTGTATAACGACCAAGGTATTCACTCTTGAGTTGCTTGAAAGCCTCAGAACCAAATCCAGATAGACCATGCTCACTAAGGACTTCCTTAATTTGGTCATCTGTTGTGGCAGTCATAAGACGACGTGCTTTACCAAGAGAAAGGTTTAGTTTTCCATGAGTGATTGTGGTAACCATATTGCCAGGATTAAACGTAGCAGCCAACTCCAAAGCATTCATACCTGTCCTGGGAAACATGAAGATAGAACGCATCAAAGGAAAGTGTTTCATAACACCTTCCAATGCTTTTACGCTATCCATATCCAGGTTCAAGTTGATTTCACCTGCTGCATAGTTGCCAGCCTTTGCGACATCCTGAGCTAATTTATTGGTCATTAAACCATCAGCATCAAAGGAATCGTTGTACAACTTACGTTGCATTGTTTCAAAAGCCTTGGTATCAAATGCACCATTACTTTGAGAAAATAGCTCATCATATGCTTTAGAACGTGCAGCCATACTGCGAGTCATTGATTTCGTAAAACCATCGATAGCAGACATAGAGTTAACACCCCATCGTGCATAGCTCCAGTTGTTAAAGTATGAAAGTGTTTTAGTAATGTTCCAAGCTGCAACTTTACCAAAATCCTTCATAAGATGCCATTCACTTGACATACGTTCAATAGTCATAAAATCGTCTAAGGACTGCTGCTTAACATCAGCCCTACCGATTTGCTTCTCTCCTCTTGGATTTTCAACAGCATGTTTCCATTCACTTTTTAAGTTTTTAAAACCACGCTGTATGTTCTCTACAACACCACCATAAGTGTACATAGCACGTTTAAACTCACCCAACCCCTCTTGACGATCCATCAAGACACGGGGGACACTACCAACAAAAGTAGTAAGTGGCTTACCAATCAATGCCATGGCACCACCAGCAACAGCACGTACAGGTGCAAGGCCATTTAGAACACTATTGTATCTAGCAGAGTTCAACTCCTGCAGTAGATATGAAGGATACTGAGCCTCACCATCTACAAAAGCTTTCTTCCAAAAACCAAGCCTATTATTTACAAGCTGGTTGATCTTCTCCATAGTATCAATATCACCACCAGTCTTCAGGTATTGCTCCCAAAGAGGTTTTAGATACTGTGGATTTTTTTTATTGATCGCTTTCAACTCTTTAGAAAGAGTTGCTGCACTTTTAGTTTTTTCTTTTACTATTTGCTCGTAGACCTCACCAGCTTCTTCATAGAAAGAAGCATCGAGACCTTGCTTAGTCTTAATGCCACGCTCAGTAAAGTCTAATGCCTTCAGGCCATAACCTTTGATAGCTTTATGGATACCAGTTTCACGTAAGACAAGCGACAGGTTATCAATTAGTAAATCAGCTTGGCTAGCAATGTTTCCATCCTCACCAATAAAGGCGATACCTCTTGCTAAGTCAGCAGCATCACCAGCAGACTGTGAAGTAATCTTAGCCGCACTACGAATACGGTCTGGATCTAACATATCCAAACCTTTCTTGAGAACCTCACCTGCCTGTTTCATACCGGCAGTAGTCAAAAGATCAACCTGTTTACCACCTACGACCAGACGGTCAGTAGTGTAATCCATGTTTTTCTTGAAAACTTCTTCAAATTTTTTGGTATCAATTTTAAACGCTTGTTTGACAAGAGTGTCTACAGAATTTTTGATGTCCTTATCCTTGAGCGTAACTTTCTCCTTAGCACCTTGAAAAGTCACATCAAAGTCATGTTGTGAACGACTAGCAAGATCATCCAAAAGTTGATTACGTTCTACTGAAGATCCAGCATCTAGGAACTTAAATTTATAGTGGTCAGTTACAACAGGTGTAGGGCGACCATTTGTAGTACCAATGTTATTTAAGATGCGATGGTTATCAACCATAAACTTAGCTGGATCAGCATCAAAGTTCATAGCTGGCCTATCAATAGCCTGATGTGGTTCGTGGATATA